TACCTTCTTAGTGTAATCTCTGAATTCAGTTGCAAGCTGTGTTGATAAACCTGTTATAAATCTATCATAAGCAGTTTTTGGCTTCTCAGCTTCCTGAGTAGTGATACCAAAGTCCTCAAGAAAATCAAATTCTGCCATTACTTAATATGCGTTTATGTTCGTTCTCATCTACTATTCTAAAGTAGTTCATCCAAAATAATGATGTCACATAAGGCTGTTGTGTAATTTTTCCCACACTGAGTCCCATTTCTTTTGATAGTCTATGTAAGATAGTGGTCCAAGTGAACCATTCTGAATCTTTAATTCCTGATTCATCTGACTCATCTGCATATTCACTCTCACCATCTGTATCCCTAATATAGCGTTCTTCTGCTTTTTTGAGTAGTGCAAAAAAAAACTAAAGAAGTTTAAAAATTCATCACCAGGGAAATGTTCTTTAAATAAATGATATCTATTATCATTAGGATTAAGTAATCTACCTCTATCATCCTCTTGACAATATTCCATACCTTTCTCAAGGTACATAATTGCTAATGCTTGACATGGATCTTGGCTAATGTCTTCAATCAACTTTAAGTCAATAATCTGTCCAGTAGCAACATGAGAGAAGTTCTTTTCCAGCCTGTACTCTTTACCATTGATAGTAATGAATTCTTTTGGCTCAGTATATTGATAACTACTCAACATCTTAAGCAAGTGATTGGATGCCTCCTGAACACTTGAGATATCAGAGTTCTTAATCTTATTGATTGACTCACCACTGAATATACTAAGTAACTGACATTGGAAAATTAAAAACTGTGTGATGTCCTCTTCTTTCTGTTCCTTGATAGCATCAGCCATCATTAACCATTTAGTCATTTGCTCTGGGCTACAATCAGCAATGGTTTTTGGTAGTTTAATATCTAGTTGTTTCATACTCTTAATGCCATGTATCTGCCTCGGTTTGTAAACTCTTTCTTACTATGCCATGCTAATGCTGTAGATATAACTCCATCATCATGCAATCCTGATGGTGCAGAATAAGTTACATTCCTTGTGTTTGGATTGTAAATATAGGAATAATTTTCAAGCTCATCTATCAACCATTGTTCATTGATAATTGATATTGACTCCTGTTCAAATGCTACAGCAAGGTCCTCAATAATAATGGGCTTTGTCTTAGAGCTGGTAACAAATGGATGGATTAGATTCTTACACCTGGACTGAAGCATTTCATAGAATACATCACCTTGATTGTTTACCTCCACCAATGTAGTTGCATTATATTGCTTGATGATAGTTGCTACCTTCTCAATGATTTTGCTCCATTCATCATGTCTCCATCTGTGAGCTGTGACCATGTGACCATCTTGATTGAGAATAGTTAATACAGTGTAGTCATCAGCTCTACCAATATCTAATCCTCCATACATCTTAGCTGTCTTGACTCCAGCTTTAATACAGTTGCTTACGTTTTTAAATATACCAGATGCATTATCTATAAACTCAGCCATGTACTCTTGTCTGAATACAATATCAGGTAGTGATCTCTTTCTCTCTTCCAGTTCTCTTGGATCAATCATTGGATTATCATAAGAAGTGAAATGAAAGTAAGCATACCTATCATCATAGTTAGGTTGCATACATAATCTATGAAAGTGATTCTTACCTTTTGGAGTAGAGATAAATATTATCTTCTTACCTTTCACCAGGACAGTTGCACTAAGTACCTCATCCCAAAGCTCAGGTCTAGTAAATGCCATTTCATCTACTACCATGTAATCAAATGTATTACCTCTGATATTATCTGGTCTTTCACCTGAAAAGAATTCTATGGTAGATCCGAATCCTGTAATCATTAAGTCTGATCTATTGAATGAAAATAAACCACTTGCTGATGTTGCTCTTTCCATTTCAGAGAATACTTTCTTCCCTTGCTTATATACTGGAGTTACCCAAGCAATTTTACAACCTTTATCATTGATGGCCCAGTATAACAATTGGTTGATTCCAAGCATGGTCTTACCAAACTGTCTACCAATATTTAGAGCATAGTATTTCTCATGGCCATGGTTAATAGCATCATGAATTGTTCTCTGATTATCATGTGGTTTATAACCTTTGACTGTACTCATTCAAAGTCAAACTTCTCTACATTTTTAGTCTCAAGTTGTTGTCTATCATGCATGCCAAGTCTATTCTTAGCATAGAAGATTCCTTTACCTTCATTACCAACAATGTCAATGGCTAAGCCTTTAAATAGGTTATCTATTTTTTTGATAGTGTCCGATTTGAGTTTGTCATCAGAGTCCAACCATCTGTAATATGTATCTCTGACAATACTCTGCTCCTTCCTTACAATAGGAATCCAAATTCTAAGGAAATAGTCTATTGTTGGAATATGTCTATCCAATACCATAACAATATCTCCTTTATTAGATATCATTTCTTTTTTGTGGGTAAGACACTCCTCAATATAGATATGAGCAAGTTCCTCCAGATGCATTATAAATTCATCGGAATATGCCATTGTTATTATAATTTATTGTTCGATTAATTACAGTATTTGATATAGAATGTATAAGGTACCACTTTAAGTTTAGCAAGTATCCAGATAACATGCTTATATTTTTTGAAGTCATACTTCTCAAAGTTATCTCTGCTCCCCATTCTCATATTTACAAGTCTTAGCATTCTTTCAGCACTTGTTCCAAGTTTTGTGAAATCAAATTCTGACTTTATGCTAAACTTCTCTTTTGCCTCTTCTTTAGTTAGCTTTCCACTTCTGACTTGAGCAGAAAGATATACAATTCTTTTATCAATATTAAACTTTTCAGGTAGAAGGAATGATCCAACAAACTCAGTATAGACATTCTCACAATGTTTTCCACCATAATCTTGCCAGTTGATTAGTCTTTTCATTTCAGCCTCCATTGTATCTCTATCAAATCCATAATGAAATGGTCTGACATTCTTGATACCTATCAAGGCATAGAATAATTGGTCCTTGAAAGTGAAAAGAGGATAGTTGTGAAGCTTCAGTCCTGTATACTTATTATAAACTGACTGAATATATTTAGCATCCATGTAGGTCCATCCTTTTGGGGTTGATCCTTCAGTTCTGAAGTCATGACCATTGAGAATGTATTTAATACCATATTTGTAGGCTGTGTCATACATTAGCTTAGTCATTGCTATGTCATTTGGAATATCAGCATCTGGAATACCGGCAGCAAGGAATGAATCATTCAATCTATCATACTCAGCTTTATTAACATTGTATGTTATTAAGTCTACATTAAGTTGTTTGACTAATTGAGTCATATTGTGAATAGCCTCTGGAGCATTCCAGTTATTATCAAAGTGTATAACAAGAGGCTTAAGATTCCAATATCTTACAGCTGTATACAGAAGAGTGCTGGAGTCAATCCCTCCAGATATTCCCATAATGCAGTCATAGGTCTTATTATTACCTTTGGCTCTTATCTCTTTGATGATATGCTTAAGCTCATGAGGATTAGCTTGTAGTTCAAGTTCATCATGTAGGTCACAGTACTCGCATTGTTTTTCTGTTATAACTGTTATTGACTCATCAAATAAACAGCGTGGACATTCTTTCATAGTTGATAAAGTTATGATATAAATTGCTAATATAGTAATTTTTTAAGTTCTGTAAAATCTTTCTCAAGTATACCAGGTGAACATCTTTCAGACCTAAGTATTCCATCCCAATGATCTTTAAATTTATGCTTGTTGTTCCATTTGTTTGTTGAGATTGAAAGTAGTTGCACTGATTTATCACATTCTAGTATTCCAATTTCTTGTTTAGTTTTTACTGCCTTCAGCCACATGGACCAATCAAGACCAGAATTAAGTCTTTGATCAAATGGAGTATAGTTAATTTTCTCAAGGAATTCTCTATTTAGAAATCTACCAATACCAATAGGCTCATTCTTTCTCATGTTGTCCTTGTATCCTTTCCAGTGTACTAATCTTATTGAATCAGATACATCAGCAAAGTGAGATCCAAGCATTCCAATCATTCCAAAATCTTTACTATGCTCTTTGCATCTTTCAATGTATTGGTCACTGCACCAGTCAGATGATCCCATGAAGATTACAGCATCAGGATTATAATTCTTTGAAGCTTGGAATCCTGTGTTCCATTTATTACCTAATGGATCATTATCAATGGATATGAATTCACAATCAAATTCTTTTGCAATTTCTTTTGCTTCATTCTCATGACCTAAAATAATAGGAGTCACACCTTGTTTAATAAGTCTTGAGATAGTTAACCTAAGCAAAGGAAATCTACCAAAAACAGGTATTGGAGCAGTTACTATCATTGTTTAATTCCTATAAAGTGAATTCTTGGAGTTAATTGTTCTTCTTTATTTAAAGAATTTACCAATCTTCCCATAGCATTTCTTATGTAAGAGTTACAGCATGTCTTAAGTTTTCCATGACCATTTGTTTCATGCCAGGTTGCTAATTCTTTTTTTAAAGGATTGCTTAAATGGAAGCTTTTTGTTTTTTTAAATCTTTCAGCTTGTGCTAATAGTTCTTCACTTAGATTCATAAAGTAAAATTAAATCAGATAATAAATAAGTAATAAATGCCAAGCCAATAAGATGCCATTCAATTATTGCTGAAGTAACTAATGCTATCCAGAATGACAAACAACTCTGACAATTGAATGGTTTAAAATCAAGGAGATTGAAGCTCAGGAATGCTCTCGCTAATCCTATTGGCATTGTTATTATAATCAGATAAATCATATTTGAATTGTTTAATTGCTAAATGTATGGTATCTAAACTGATACCTGTCAGTGTTCTTATTTCTCTATAGGTCATACCCATTAGATGCATCTTAGTAATTTCTTTAGTGAAAAGTTTCTGATCATCTGTAGGAGATTCATGTAAATATGTATCTAATAACTGCTGAGCTTCTGTGACATGATATTCATCTTCTGATTGAATATTGATATCTAGAAGCTCTTCGTGCAGTTTGTATTGTTTATTAAATGTTGAATCTCTCCACTTATATTGGTTGTAAGCATATCTAGCAAACACTCTTGGAAGATCCTCTTGTTTGATATTGAGTTCACAGACCAATAGATAGACGTGACTAACCAGGTCTCTTGATATTGGATTTCCTCCAGTAATCTTGTTTGCGATGATATAAGCTTCAGTTTTCCAGAAATGCACATGTAAAATTATTGATTTTTACCATACCAATTAAACCATTTGATATAGAAATCTTCAGAGACTTTATTATCATTAAGAAATCTAGACATTTGAGCATTAGTTACACCAATATCTTCAGCTACGTGAGTTTGTTTATATCTGTTATTGATTTTATAAACCGTCTCTTCTTGCATCCATTTCTTAAGATTATGGTCAAAGTCTCTAAGATAGATTGTGATTGTTCTTACCATATTTTGTAAAGATTATAAATGTAGTAGATAAAAGCTAATAAAAATACTATTATAATTCCCATGCTACCAAACATCATGTTAACACCATATAAAAAAACACTTACAAATATCACCCAGATTAAGCATATCAATGCCCAAATTCCGAACATTTTTATTCTTTCCATTAGAATAGCTTAGATTTTACCTCAAGTACATTCAATGTGTTGTAGTGAGTTTCTTTGTATGCTTTACCTCTTAATTCAAACACAAGCTCTACTGTATCATTCACCTGGATAAAATCTAGTAGATATATCTTATCATTCACTAATTGGAATTTTACTTCTTGCGGATATTTATTATCTCCTACTCTAAGGATAAACTCTTGTACTCTGAATTTTTCAGACACTTGCTTTGCTGGCAATTTGTTAATGATTGCTCCTTCTAATTTAAATTGATTCATATTATTTGTTTTTGATATAATTACTTAATTGTTTCTCTTCATGCTTGATAGATTTATTTACACTCTTTAGAAGTTTTTTTCCTATCTCCATATTTTCAATTATAAATTTTTTTCTTAAATGTAGCTCTTCAATTAAAAACTCTTGTCCTTCAATCCATAAGTCTACTGACTTTTTAAAATCTTCATTCATATTATTTGTTTACTTGTTACTTAAAAAACCCCTCCAACTGTATTGTAATTGTATTGCCAGACTTCGAGTAACTGGAGGGGTTGGCATTTCCTAGGTGCCTATACTACTTTCTCAGGGAATGGGACCTCAAGTCTCATTTTTGCTACTTCAATCTCTGCTCTTATTGTTAGAGCTTTTGCATAGTCATCAGCCATAGCTGCTACAGATGAATGAGGTTGTATGTACTCAGATGCATACCCATTTCCACTTGCTGATAACAAGCCTTGCATTGCAGCGATCATTGCTTGTTGGTAAAATTCTTTCTCTGTCATTTCTTATTGTTTAAATTGTTAAATTCATTAAATTCTTCTTGTTCAACTCTCTTGATAGTTAGCTCATTATCTTCTGTAGTGAAGCTGATGCACCATCTGTGATTCTGTTCTGATAGTGCCTCCCCAATATCTCTAGCTACTTGCCACTGATCTATACCTGACTTTATTATAAAATATCTTGTATACATATTACTTACAGTTTAATTGTACAAAATATTCATTGTAGTACTCAGTACAAGCTAAAAGACGCTCTCTAATGGACTCTTCTGTTGAAATGTTACGTTCATACCTTAGTACTGTTATTCTCTTTCTAGGGTCAATGTGAGATACCTTGTGAATAGTTTTATTGTCCCAATCAGATAGTAGAAAGTCATCTGTATCAATCATGCAGTAGATTAACTCAGCTGATTCCTTGTCACATAGCATCATGTAGCCTCTCAACTGCCACTCATAGTCTTTATTGATTCCTTCTGCTGCTATAGCTGGGAAAGTCTCTAAGGACCATGATGTCTTGATGTCAATGATTGAATTCTCTAAAATGATATCAGGTGTACCAATTAGACAGTCATTCTGTATAGTTTCTTCATTCTTGATGTAGAATGTATCTCTAATCTGATTAACAAGCTCTATAGACTCATGCTCAAAGTCTGTACCTTTCTGCATTGCCTTTGTAGAGATAAAAGAGTTATAGCCAAAGAAATCTTCTTTTGCCTTGTTAGCTATGTAAGACTTAGTAGTCTGACTCAATACTTCTGACTTAGTGCGTGACTCAGTCATTAATCTTCCTAGTGATGATGGGTGCCATTTCATAGTGCTTGTATTTGTTGTTTGGTTAAATTGAAATCTGCTTTTAATTTCTCTGCTGTGTACTTTCCTGACTCAATTGACTTAAGAGCTTCTTTGAATCTGTCATCTGTTAGAGTTGGTTTTTCAGCTACTGTAACTGGTTCTAATGATTCAACACCATCATTCTCAGTGATGTCATAGGCTGATTGATAAAGATACCTTCTATTGTAAGTGATAGTAGATCCTAATCTTTGGATAGCATCAACTACAGATGTACCACCACCTTTAGCTAACATTTCAGCATCAACATAAGGGATGATAACTTCATAGAAATCAGTTTTATCATCTGAATTAACTAGTGTTAGTACACAAATCCCTTCATTCTTTAAGAATTTAGGATAAGCATTTACTCCATACTTAGCATTTAATTCATTAACAATAGGCATAAAATCTGTAAGCTCATGGTACCTAAATCCAGAGAATTTGTTAAGTCCTGATTTTGGAATTTTACGCTTACTAATTTCCAACTTAATTGCAGCCATCCTAAGATGCAATGTTGGTAGTTTTTCTTCTTGGTTTTGCATATATATTTATTTAATTGTTTACAAATGTAATAATTTTATTTAGTTGTGCAACTATTTAGAATAAAAATAATTGAATATACCACCATCTAGGAGGAATTATCTGACCTATTAGCTTATCATCCTTGTGATCTTCACCATCCCAAATGACTTGAGTTACTTTGTAATATTCCACTCCACCAAATCTATTTATTTTCACTACCTCACCTACAAAGTAGCAGTCACTATCTTCTGTATCTTTTATTTTATCTCCTATTTTCAGCATAGCAAAGTATTATACCATTCAACAAATGTGTCAAAGTCTCTAGCAATGTAGTAGATACCTTTTGCACTCTCTATCTTTTGCTGATACTGCTTTTGTACCTCAGACTGTCTATCTTTACCATACTTCACTTCAATCTTGACTGACTTGCCATTAATAGTAGCTGAAATATCAGCAGTTCCTTTGGTACCTTGTCCTGGTGTCCACTTACCGGGTAACTGCTTAGTGTATGCTATCTCACCAGTTCCTACTTGTATCTTGTTACCTTCTCTGTATTGTCCTTGATTGCCTATCCTCTCAGCTTGATTTCCAGTAGCATTGATGTAGAATATTATAGACTTAGTCAGGCTATTAGCTGAGTTATCTGACCAATCTGTAGATGGTAGATAGTTAGGATTCATACTAGGATACTTAGCTTTAAGAGTCTCAAGCTCTAAGGCCTTGAGTTTTGCTTTGTTTTCTTTGGTCATAGTTATTAATTAAATGAGCACACACATTTGTCATCATCTGTGCTAAAATTCATTGTTAAGTTTTGTGGTAATTGTGACAATTTAACCAAATCATTGATAGATTTATGACCTCTAAATGATGTAGTACTATGTTTCTGTTCTTGTTCATTAAACCAGTCAATAAAACGTGTGCCAAATCTAATATTTTCTACTAAATTACTATCTGATTTCTTCCAGCACAGCTCACAATTACCATATTTTCCATGTAGATTTAACTTAAATTCTTGCTTATCCCAGTATTTATTCAAATCTAATTGAGATACTGGTGAGTCAAAATCAGTTAATAAAGGATAAATTCTTTTTTTATCTTCTTTAATTTCAGCCCAGCTTATTCTCTTAGGCATGTCTTCTTTCCTAAAGCCTATAGCTATTTTATAGTTGTTAACTCCAAAAATATCATCACATAGTTTTTTTGCTGGTGTTGTTTTTAAATTCTCAGAACAATATGGAGCATTTTGATTAGGCATCCCTTTAAAAATACCTTTTGTCTTATGCTCTATCATGTTTGAAAAAGTCTGAGCACTCATGTCTAATTCATTATAACTTACAATTTTATATTTTATTCCAGTTCCTAAGTCATTAGAATAAATCCCTTCAATTTTTATTATAGGAATTTGCCAATATTTCTCAATGTTATCTAAAAACTGTATTGTCTCAGGTCGTTCCATTCCAGTATTACAAAAGACATATACTTTATTAAAATCTTTATACTTATTACTCATCTGAATGTGTCGTGCCATCATAGCTGATGACCTACCACCTGAGATAGTCACCATTAAGTTTTCTTTGGTCATATTTCTAAGTATATCATTTGTAACAATAACTCTTTTAAACTTAGACATGGACTTAATGACTCTATATCTTCTCTTTCGGTCACAGTACCAAATGAGCCTTTAAAATTAGTAGTAAAGGACAATATAGTAAAGTGTCCATTGTACTTAAGGTTAGCTATTACACACACTGTAGACATCAACTCATTGACATCCATTTGTTCCATCATTTTTTTATTCATTTCTCTTCTATTTTTTTAATTAAATTTATTACTTGCTGTCTACTTATACCTAACTGCTCAGCTACTTTTGTTCTGTTAAAGTTACTATCTGACTTGTAGATAGATAACAATTTGTCATAGGTAGTCTCAGCTCCTTTCATAGCTGATTTAATATCTTTCAATTCAGCTGCTTCAATCTTTATTTTCTTAGCATTCATGATAAAGTAGTTACTTAACTTCTCAGCTTTAAGAATACTATCTTTAGTTACTTCTAACACATTGACTTTCTCATCAAAATTACTTGAGAATAAGTGAATTAACAAAGCAAATCTAGGGATGTAACTCTTTTGCTTAGGATACATTGATTTAAGATATTCATTCTCCTCATCATTGTTTTGCTCCTTAGTTATTCTGTTAAAGATTCGCTTCCATTCCTCTTTAGCTTCTTGCTTGAATTTAACTGTGTTAGTGATTATTTTGCCATCATTATCTCTCTTAATAAATGCACTCTTTAAACCTTGATAAAATCTAGTGATAGTGTTGCTATACCACATGATATCAGCTATGTGCATTTCATTCTCATTGTACTCCTCAACTTTTGCATCAGGAAAGCTCAATAACATTCTATCTAAGAAACCATTGTCTTTATTCTCATCTGTAGCAAATTGATTAAAGATACTTGGCTGTATACCTCCGAGCACTGGTATAAATGGTCTCTCAATAAATGATCCTTTTCTAGTCATTCTATTCACAGATACTGACTTGCTACTCCAACATGATAACCAAAACTCTAAGTCAGATCCAGCTCTATATTTATTCATGTCTTTAAACCATCCAGCAAGCTCATCTTTAAATACACCAACTGAATTATCTGACTCCTGGTGTAAGTCAACCAATGCCTCTAATGTAATATCATTAGCAATAAACTGAGTCTTTTTAGGTTTAATTGGCTCAGGGTGTTCTTCTTTCTCTTTCTTAGATAAATCATTATAGTAGTTGAACACTTCCATCTGATCTGAGTATCTCTTTATCTCTTTAAAGTTTAATGCATTCAATGGCTTTATTATGTTATCAATACTTGGAGTCTTACCTATACCAGCTCTACCTACTACAGCTAACCAAATTACACCAGGCTCAGTCCATCCTTTTTTAACTTCTATCTCATGAGTATTACCAACACAAACAGATATTAACCAAAGTAAACTACAACCCATGTAGTCAATATTAGCATCTAGTTTGTTGTTACATTCTAAGATGTAGTGTTGTATCTCATCAGGAAAGATATCTAATGGAAAGTTAATTCCTGAGATAGGTAGTGGTTTATCAATTTTAGGCTTATTCTCTTCTATCTCTTTCTTTCTTCTAGATCCAAATCCTTGTTCATACAAGTCCTTAGTAGCCTCTTTAAAGTCACCATTGTGCATCTTGTGTGCGTATGCTACAAATGGACTTATTAATTTCTCATGTGGATAAACTGTGCCAGTTGAAAATAAGTACATGCATCCACTATCTTTGAACACACTACCTGAATGTGCAGAAGTTGCTCCATGTCTCTTGATTAAGTAGTGGTCTTTCTTTTGACCATTAGTAGGGATAAAGAAATCATCCTGAATAACTGACCAAATATCTGTCTTATCATTAAAATCTTGCCAAGGTGTTACCTCATCATCTGAGTAAATCTTTGGCTCTTTCTTTGGCTCTTCTGGTGCCTTATCAATGTAATTGTAAGCTGATGATATATTCCATAGTGTTTGCCTATCATCATCTGTTATAAATTCTAGTTGAAAATAAGACCTTGTATTGTCTAATTTTTTACCAGGATAAACAAAGACATAGCCACCAGTACCTCTAGTCTCAATTACAGCCTCTTTATGACCTTTTAACTTAGCTATCTTTGAGTTCCCTACTACTCTCTTAGACTTGTATAAAATGTGATAGCCACCACTTTTAGTCACATAGACAGAAAACTTTGACTCAAAGTCTAAGATGTTATCTTTAAGAGTCTGATAGTATTCTTTCCAAAACTGGTCCTTCTCAAGTTGTGTTGAGAATACCTTAGTGTCAACATCAATGACCTCTAATGATTCAAAGCCAGTGACTATACCTATCCCTTTTGTAGATGGCTTTCTTAGATTGATTAGGAATTGTTCTTCTGTTAATTTTTCAGATTGACATTCTTTCCAAGCATGATTAGGAATTTTATTTTCTCCTATAGTTATTACTGAGAAATGATCTAAAAAATTTAATGCTTGTAATTCTTCCATTCTGCATAATGTTTTTAAAAACTAAAGCCCATTAATCTCCAGTGATGCAGCACTTTTGACTAATGAGCTTTAAAAAAATGTCCTAGTGACTAATAATTAACCTTCTGCATTGTTAATTTTCACTGGACAAATGTAGTAATTTTTCTTAGATTACAAAAAATGATTAGGTGTAAACTACTGTAAAGTGACTTTACACCTGACTTTACAGTAAAAAGCTAGGTTTTATCAAGGATACAGCCGTTTTAGGTGTAAAGTTTACAGTAAAATTTATTTTTAAAAATTTTTTTAATTTATTTTTTTTTTACCTACTGTAAAGTGACTTTACACTTTACACTTTACACCTATCTTTCTAAGTACTGATTATTAGTAATTCTCTCCTTAATGATTCTCAAATCAGTTGTGTTGTTACATTTTATAACATCCTCAAAAATAGAGTACTTAGGTAGTTCAATTGGTCTATCACTAGGATAGAGATAGTCTTTAATTGGTGCAATAATGTCATCATAAATCTTGTCAGAGTTTTGAAATTGCTTGTCTATTTTAATTCCATTAAGTACAGTTGCGTGGTGTTTGTTTAACATTCTACCTATTTCACAGAGATTAAAATTAAGTTTAAACAGCTCAGAGAAAATGTAGTCTCGCTTGTACACCAGGTCTCTCTGTCTACCACTACTGGTCAGGTTGTGTAGCTCAATCATATATTTGATTTTTTCTATCATGATATTTTCTTTTGGTCAATATTCTTAAAGATGTCAGAGTCTGAGTCTATCCTTCCAGTAGCCTTTATAAAGTCTACCTCTAGCTTAGCTGAGTTGATGATAACAGATCCAATTGAGCTAATAGCTTTGGCTTTGTCAACCTCTTCTTTTATCTGTTCATTACTTAAAGACTCATCATTAAGTCTTTCTAGTGCTGCAAACATGTGGTCACGTAGATCACTGATTTTGTTTCTTGCCATTGATTGTTTTGTTTAGTTTACTTGTTAATTTAATTACTTGTTGTATTTCTTGAGGGAATCTTTGGATGCTATTTCTTATGACATTGTCCTTCATACTTATGCATTGTAAGTTTTCAAGTTGACAGTTCCTGGTGTTACCATCCTTAAAAGTTATTATGTGCTTGTTAGGAATTGGTCCATTAGCATCAATCCATATTTTATTGTGGTAAAGAATCCACTTGCTATCTCTTATCTTGTAGTACAGATATACTCTACCACTTTGATCAGCATCTTTTCTCTCTACTATTGTTCCGTCAGGTTTCCAGTTATGTGGTCTGTTACCTGGTTTAAACATTGTAGCTTTGACTTTCTCATAAACTTCTGTAGGCATTTCTTTACCTTTGTTGAATGGTGTATGTCCAGGTTTAAATCTAAACTTTTTACCACCATTAATTAAATTCTGTCTACCTGATGAGTCTGACCTTTTAAACTCTAGTGTCTTCTTTAGGCCCATTGAGAAAGCTCTATTAGCTACTTGAGAATAAGTCAATCCTAAGTCATCAGCAATACCTTGAGTCCTTTCATGAGGGAATCTTTGTTTTATGATTTCATTAGGTGTCATGGCTTGATATATTTTACAATTGTGTCAACATTAGCAATAGCCACTAACATCATTAAAATGAGAATTGCTACTATTATAATAGCATCATTTAGGAATTTCAATCTGTTGTCTAGTTTTATAATGCTAGTATTTCTTGTTTAACTTTGTTCCAATACTGCTTAAATGGATTAGGTAACATAACATTGTCCATTGCTTGAATTATTTCATCAACTGCAATTAATGCACATCTTTTTGACTCATCAACATTTTGAAAAATAGTATAACTGTCTCCAGTATGTTCAAAGTTAAATTTACTTACTAATTGTTTTGCTTTCTCTTTTGGTGTCATAGCTCCTCAATTTTTAAGATTAATACTGGCCATCTGTCCACTAGGAGAATGGCATGTTGTTGATCGTATGCCTTCACTATCTTGAAGGACTTGTCTCTCATTGTGACTCTGTATGTTTTCATTTTTAGCTCTTAAGTAGTTAATGTATAGTTGGATGTTAAAGTGACCTCTCTTAGCCCAGTAGGACTCAATATCAGCTAAGTTCATGGTCATCAATTTCTCCGTTATTACATCCACACTCCTCTTCTGTGTAGTGAATTTCATTTCCAAATGTGCAGAAGTGTACCTCTATAGTACCTTCTCCATTGCAATCAGGGCAAATCATAGCTCACAAAATTTAACAGTTGTATACTTTTTGTGCTTGAATGTGCTTAGGTTTCTTTTTTTAGGAGCAGTCAAGTTGAACTGTTTAATCATGTCTGAATATGTATGCCAATATGATCTCCATCTTGTTGCTGGTTCTGAGTCTTTACCAAATTGGCTTAGTGAAAATAGATACATGTCCCAGCAATGTTTCTCTTGTTCAATGATGTGTTTGATTAAATTTTGCATGTTATTTTGATTTAAGGGTTAAAATTTTGATTGTTGCTACTATGCTGTAAAGCACTAATAAGTATACGATTTTTCCTTCCATGATTTATTGTTTTGGTTAATAATTATGAAACAAAGTTAGTAAGTCTTTTCATATATGCAAATTAATTAACATATTTTAACATTTGAAGAGATAAAAAAACCTCCTAAGTGTGCATCGTGGATAGGCAAAGGAGGTGTATTAAAAAAATAAGACCCGATAACTGTTCTTAAGGTAAGTAAATCGGGTACTGTTAATGCAAATATAGAATAAAAAAAGGGATAAACTATTAATAGATCATCCCTCTTAGGTGTTATTGTAACCAAACAATATACATGCAGTACAAATATACTTATTTTTTTCTTCTGAAAATTAATTTTATCAACTTTCCTACAAAGCCTGACTGCTCATTAACATCTACATTCACCTCACCATTTGTAACTTGTACATCTACCTTCTCAGTATCTATTTTTAGCTCCTTAGAGTCACTATCTTTATTAAACTGAACGTCTAACTTAGGAGTATCCACTTTAACCTCTGTAGTGCCATCTTTTCTAGTCACTTTAATATCTACATTCTTAGTATCAATGTTGATGTTGATGTCTTTTTTTTTCTTAGGTGTTTTCATTATGCTTCGTTTTGACTAATTTCTCCTTTTGTTTCTAATTTTACTACTCTTACATTGGATGGTTGAGCTATTTTCCAAGCTGTTCTTCTAGCTTGACTTAATCTTGACTTCTCAATTCTCATCACATTGACCTGGTTGTTTTGATTTCCACCTAGTACATGATAACATGTAGTATCTTCTCCAATATAAATACCAACATGTCCTCCTCCATTTCTTGTGAATGTTAATACATCACCAAGCATTGGAACCTGAGCTACATTTCCAAACTTATTCCAGTTCAATGCCCATAAAGGATGTTTAACAACATCTAATCCTTGAGCATGGCAGCAATAAGCTATAAAAAGTCCACACCAGGGAATCTCATCATTGGTATAAACTGATTTTAAACCAATAGCTTCAGCCCATGCAAGTATCTTTTTATTGTGTTGTTTACCTACAATCTCCTTAGTACCTATATGCTTGATAGCTTCTACTAATATCTTAGGTGATTTCTCTTCTTTTAACCAGGTATAACTCATAATGAATCTTTAACTATATAAATGTACTTAGTTTTCTTTTTTACAGTCAATAAGCTATCTACATCATGTTTAAGTTGTTCAACTTTTACATTGTTTTCTTTCTCAAGATCATGTAGATATTTTTCAGCTTTGATTGTGATTAAATCTTTTTTATGATCTTGATATTGATGCACTGGCATGGGTGTAAAAATTGCTAAAAGAGAGCTCACAATTGTGACAATCAATAAAACCTTATTCTCCATCTAATTTTTTGTTAAGTTCTTTTTGGAATAGTATATCTTGCATTAATTTTTTATCAGATTTTCTCTCCTCATCACAATCATTAATCTTTTGCTGTTGCTGTTTAATCTCAGTATCTTTTGATGTAATAATATATCTACCAATCATAATGAGTATAGTCAATAAAATAAAGAAAATATAAGTGAATGGACTTTTCCCAAATGTCTTATAATCTAATTTAAAAATGTTTTCCATACTTATTATGCTTAATCGTTCTGAAAGTCATAATCATCATAAGGTATAGAACACCAATCATTGTTATCATAGATAGATGCATTCACTGATATTGTCCATCCAGCAGTTACATCTGGTCCTCTATTAATGAATGGTTGTGTTGTAATATCTCCATTAATATCCATAAAGTCCTCAAATCTCCATTGTTGGAATGTGATTCTTATGTCATTGCAGATACTTAAGCAATCAGAATGTATCTCATCAATCTGTCTATATTCTTGGATATTGTATTTATCACATATTGTGATGATCATATTAACATTAACAGCTTGAGTAGTCATTGATCCAGGTTGCAATGTTACAACCATTAATGGATATTGTGCAGCATCTCTAGAAACAGCATCAATATAATCACCTTGAAAGAATTCTCTTATCTGTTTGTGCTTTGTTGCTATTATTTGCAACTCTTTCATTAGTTGGTTGAGAGTTCTTTCCATTTTTTTCTAGGTAAAATTTAAGCTTATCAATTTGTTTTTTTGAGAATTTCATCTGATCCAATTTAGTGGACTATAACCTGTCTTATCTTTCCTTACAAATTCATTACAATGATCAGAGCACATATCACAATATTCTGGATACTTAGTAGCTTGATCATCCATTAAGTAACCTATCAATCTTTCTTTATAAAAATATGCATCTTTCCTTAATTGGTCTCTAAATTCATCAACCTCAGCCAAAGTATTAGCTTGTATATTTTCATCCTGTACTCTACCAGTAGTCTTATTAGTTATCTTTTCAGTTACCAATAAAGCTGCTCTATAATCAACAAATGCTACTAAGCAAGGAATAACATATTCATTCATAAGATCTAAATAGTCTTGAGTCCAAGTATTGGTTTCAACTCTATCAAGTAATGCTCTATAAAGCGGAGTCCCTAGAGCTGGTTGAATATGCATGTCTTGACTTCTCTTAATAGCTACTGCTAAGAGCTTAGTATCTGTATTATTGTGAATAAGTCCAAGCTTCTTTAGATTCTCCACTGAAAGTAAATAATTCATATCTTATCTTTTTACTACTAATTGCTGAATCCATTCATGTCTACACCATGGAGTTGATTTACCAGTATCTGGATTTGTATACCATCCACCTCTATATCTCCATACATCTCTATCAACTCTATTAGATATACTATTAATCTCATCTTTTGTATACAACCTATTAAGACCTAGTAATCTTTCACAGAATTGTCTAGATCCACTCTTTGCTGGAGGAACATCTAATCTGGTCCTGTATCCATATCTTACTTCGAATCTTTCAATAGGAATATTTTCTTCTCTTACTAATTGCTTTCCTAAATCTGTTACTTCTCCCTTTGTAATCACCTCCCATTTCATAAGCTTAGCCATTGACTTAGCAATCTCTTCAATGTTAGTATTAAGAGCTTTAGCAATAGCATTAGAGTCTTCACCATCACCTAACATCTTTAAAACATTCTTATCAAAGTCATTTAGTTCTGCTGATATCTCTCCAATGGTTGCAAATAATTGGTCTTGTTTAGTGAATACATCAGCAGATGGAGTATCCCAAGCAATTGGAAAAGTAGCAAATACTTCATATTCATGTGCTGATTCACCATATTGAGCAAAGTATCCAATCTCATTATCTGAGAATGTATCAACATGCTTACAAGATGACATTTGTTGAGGAGCTGAATTTAATCCTACAATTTTACGAGCTTGGATTTCATCAATTGTTGGAAATGAAGCTAGTAATACTTGCAATGCAGAATCAGGAGTTAATATTCCTTCTTTAATTTTAGCAACAACATCAATAAGTGATGCAATCTGTGCTCCATTTAATGCACTTTTAGCAACATCAACTGGTGCTTCTACTGTTGGTTGATTAGGAGTTGATTGTATTGGAGCATTATTAGTTACTCCAATTGGATTAACATCTCTAAGAGTAAGAGTTCCTACATCACCAGATAGTGTAACCATGTAATTCAATATCCATTCAATTCTTTTTTGTCTTGTGTTGACATAAGTGTTTTTAAATATCTCAAATAATTCAGCAGATTCAGCAGCATTAAATGATCCTTCTGGAGCTACACCAAACAATGATGGAGAAACAACTGAATGTGCTACAAGAATATTTTGCTGAACTGATTTCTCAAGAGCACTATATCTTTTATCCAGGTCATTTCCATTTAAACTCTCTACCTTTGGAGCTTGATCAGCTGATGCAGCAAATGTTATTATAATATCACCACTATTTTCAATATTAGATGCTGGATCTTTGATTTGATTTTTAAAAGATTCTGCTTCTTCTTGAGTCTCAGGAAATCCATTCATGAATGTAATCATAGTTCCTGACTTGAATCCATTCTGTAACTCATACATGTTGAATTTAGAGATATCAACATCAGTTTGAATAGCTGTTAATCCACCTTGATAAACAGGCTTAGGATATACTCCATGTTCTTTCCTTGCCTTCTTAGCTGGGTCTTTATAATAAAGTACAAATGATCCAACTTTTTTATCTTCATCTAGAGCTGGAATAGTTCTAAGATTTGTTTTCTCAGCTGATTGTTGTTGCATTGTCCAATCATCTGATATATAATACATTCTTTCATCTGATGATACTCTTATTGCATCTAATGGTAGATATTCCCAAACAGCTACTCTTGTACCTTCTAGATTCCAAGTACCTTTAACTGCAAATGCTCCAAATAATTCATAATCAAATGTCAATTGCTCAACAATCTCATCCATTGTGAAATCAGAATAGGAGTTATTAAGAAACCTTTCTAAGTTACCAGTAACAACTTCAAGACCTCCACCAGCAATGTAGTGAGTTTTATTCTTGATTATTCCCTGGTGCCATGCTGAACCATTATAAAGGTCCACTAAAAAATAAGGATAGTCATTCTTTTTTCCCCATTTGATAAATCCAAGCAATCTATCTTGTTCCTCAACTGGTAGGACAAAGTCCTTTCTAAATGACATTGATTCAAACTTATTCATATATATTGAATGTTATATTTTCATTATACTCATTAGATGGAGAATCAATAACATAAACATGAGCTCTCCCTTCTTCTACTAAACCATCAGATAAAATTGGATCTAAATTAGTTGATGATATTTGCTGATAAATTCTATAAGTATAGTATCCATCATAATCAAAATTTAAATCTACTCCATCAACAAGCTCAAACTCATCATATCTTTCTGTAGCTAAGCTTATATTATCTAGAATACAGTAATACTTTAAGAATGATTGCTCATGTTCAAATTCAAATAGGTAGTAAACTGGACTAACTGTTGTCAGTTCCGTTACTGTCACTATCAGAATTGAAGTTGAGTCCTTCAGTATTTTTAGCATTTTTAATTAATTTAGGTTTCTTTCTTTCAAATATATGAATAAATCCAAGTGAATGGTAAAAGTCCTCTTCACCTCTTTTTATATCAATCCATTTGCTCAATAATACTGACCATTGTTTTGATCCAATAAACTTTGCTTTTATTTCCATGTTCAAATATACAAAAAAAGGAGGGACATAGCCCTCCCTTTAAATATCACTTCAATCAATTCTTAGATAGATGGCGATTGTTGACCTAATAATGATAAATAAACAGATGAAAGTACATCTGGAACAGGATCATTTTCTAATCCACCCATAATGATGTCATGACCTAATCTATCAGATTTAATTACTCCAGAACCATAAGCAGAAGCTTCAGCAATTTGAAGTCCTTCACCAAATCCAAGAGCAACAACAGTACCATCAGCTTTCTCAACAAAAGCAACACACTCATTCTGTCCTAATAAGTGAATCTCTGAACGTAATTCTTTAGTATCTGAAGCTAAGATCATAGTCAAAGTTTGTTCATACCAAAGAGTTCCATTTCCTTTATTCACTCTGATTGGTGCCGTATAACTTGATAAGTTAGATTTTAACTTATACAAAAATACTTCACCTGTTACAGTCAAAGCAGTCACTTCATTGTCTACAATTGTAGAGGCAGTTACATTCTCTAATGGAAATATCATAACAGATTTTATACCACCTTTACCGTTGGTACAAGTTCTGTCATTATATCCCTGTGTCATATTACAGCTCATTGCTTTTTGTTTTTTTAATGTTATTAAATAGGGAGGAGTCACCCCCTCCCATTATTTTTCTTAGTTAGGTGAAGATGTTCCGTTCCAAACTCCGATTTGGCTCAAGAAAGGTACTTGTACACCAGCTCTAAATTTAGATCTTAAGTAGATTACATCATCATCTTGAGAATACCATAAATCAAAGTTCTCAAAGTCAGAGCTTAAGTCAGTTCCAAATACAAATTGAGAAGCTCTACCAGTATAAATGTTATCTAATCCATTTAATCCGTTAACTTTAACAATTCTCATGTTTGTTCCCGGAAGGATCAACTCATTCAAGTCACCAATGTTAGCTGGATTGTAGTGGAATAAGTTATCATCAACTAAATTCTTAGTTAAGAAGTTGAAGTTCTCACGACCTGTAAAACAGATAAAGTCATTAGTCTCAGCAACATTTGCTGGAGTTTCAATGAAACACTCATAGAATACATCAAATGCATTTGTAGCAGATATACTTGCTACTGAAGATGCATTCAAGTTAACACAACCATTTGCAACTGTTAAGAATTGTCTGAATCCATTCATTTTAGATAAGTTACCTGATCCAGTAGCTTTGTTTCCTTTCCAGATTAATTTATCTAATTCAAATGAATGTAACTGCAATAAGTAGCTGATGATTTGTGCTTCAAATGGAAGAGTTTTATCTTCAGCCATTGCACCTGGTCTAAGACCTAACTGAGTCCAGAAACCATCTAAGTCTTTTTGACAGAAAGATTTCATATAACCAAGAGTCTCAACTGCAATTGCTCTATCAGTGAACACAGTGTCACCATTAGGAGTCATTGTACAGTCACCATCTTGGTAAATGATTGAATCATCCATTAATTTCAATTCTTGAGATCCTTTAATCCCTTGTTGAATTGATACATACTGCAATGTTCTAGCTTCAGTTACTGACTTTACAATTAAGTCTTCTCTTTGCTCATCAACATAAGCTGCTAAACCAGATACATCCCAGTTAAATTTTGTGCTTAAATATTTTTTTAACGACATTTTTATTAGATTTTAGAATTTTTTAAGAATAATTGTCTAGCTGTTAGGTTGCCAACCTTGCTGAATTTTTCAGCTTCTTTTGTCTCTACAGATGGTTTAGCTTTGAAAGCCTCGAATTCACTTTTCAAAGTACTTAACTCATTGATAAGAGTATTATTAGTTTCTACAATAGTCTTAGTCATTTCTGCCAATCCTTCGACAGCTTTGGAGAATGACTCAAGCTTTGCATTTACAATTGATTCAACTTGATCAGCACTCATGGATTCTGCTGTTGTTTCTTCAACAACAACTTCTCCAGCTCCTTCATTTTGTCTTTCATCAATAACCTCAGTTATGATACCTTCTGCATCAACAACAATAGATACACCAGCAAGTTCTCCACTCAATGAATGAGTTCCTTCAGGAGCTGGTATTCTTTCGCCATCTGCAACAACAAAAACTGGCATACCAACTTCAAGAGCATCATACTCAATAGTTGTTACACCATCAGCTAAAACTGCTGTATCAAATTTGTCAACTGACTTAGAGAATTGTGCTTTCATTTCAGCAATCAATTCCTTAATGGTAGTTAGTTCTTTATTCATATTCTATTATATTTTATTGTTCGGAAATTCCTAATTCTTTTAATTTACTTTGTGTCCATTGTTTAGCTGCTGGTCCACCCCATAACAAATAAGAGATAGTCCCACATGCAGATTCATCACTTGGATTATAATACTCCTCAGCTCTTGATAGATAAGAATACATTCTTTTTATAACAGCAACTGAGACAGTCTGTCTATTAGCTAAAGTTGTTGCTCTTAATCTGCCAACCCTTGTGGCACATTTATTTCCATACTTCTGATTGAGCTCAATTCCTTTCTTTGCATTGTTAGTTACAGCTTCAGGATAGTCATTGTAAAATGTTATGTATTCCTGTACTTGCTTTAATTCTTGATAGATTGCTTTGAATTCATGTTCCCATCCTTTTCCAGTCTCAAGTAATTGGAATACACCTTCAATTGAGAATCCTGTAAACATACCAGCTTTAGCAGCATCATATATATCTTTATTAGTAAGCTTATAAGATACTAACCATGATCCATCTTTCTCATCTTTAAACCTTTCAGGAGCTGTGAATCCTTTTTTATCATCAATGATATAAGACATAATCATATAGATACCATCTACCACTCTCTTACTATTATGCTCAATATTAACATTGTTAAAGTTCTCTCTTCTAGCATAATCAAATACAATATCTTTAATTGATGCTGGAGAGAAATTTACATAATACTCTTCTCCTGTACTTGGATCTCTTCTAAAAATTGGAGTATTAGCAGAAATAGCTACACCTGTTATTACTTGCTCCTCATCATTGAATTGATAAGCAATCTTTTGTGAGAATGTCTCAAATGATTTCTCATGAGCTGGATTAGCTACAAGGCTATTGAATGACACTGTAGTCTCTGGATCATCCAGATCTATAATAATATCATATAATGGTAATTCTCTTAGCATATAATTATTATGTATATTTGTTCGAAATGATTTTTGTATATCCATACCATAGCAAGGTTACTTATGACTTTGAGATTATTCAATCTATTGAAATTATTAGACATCTATATCCTGATGCTAAGATATATACCATAGGTAAAGAAATACAAGGAGTCAATAATATACCATGCAATCAACACAATAACATCAGAGGCTGTGATGTTACCAATAGAATCTTAACTTTTGCAAAGAAGATTGGAGGAGATTTTATTTATATGAATAAAGATTTCTTTTTAAGTGAATCATGGCAGCCTCATGTAGCAATTAATAATGGACCATTGATTGTTAATCCTGAACATCCACCACATACTAAGATAGCTCAAAGTAATACTCTTGAATTCCTTAAGCATAACAACTTTACTGCTTATAATTTTGAGACTCATACACCTGTACTAATGAATAGTCAAAAGTTAATTGATCTATTTGATAATATTAATTGGCAGAATGATAATCATTTCATTAAATCAATCTATTGCAATGTTTACCAGGTACCATCTAAAGAAGGTGTAAATTAAAAATTATCTGTAGCGTCAATTGATAAAGCTCAAGAATTTATATCTATCAATGGATGTTTCTCAACAGGGGATCACTTTTGGAATAAAGCTACAGTAAAATGGATTAAAAGCTTGACTTCACCTCCTGGACAGCTACCTTGTTCTGAACATTAGTGATATCATATTCCAATACTGCTACCTTAGTCATATTCTGTAAATTAGTACCTGTAACATTTTGACTATTAAGATCAGTTTGTTGAGTATTAGTATTAGCTGTGAATGTTGATGATGTTGCTCCTAATGATGTATCACCTGGTGGTGGTGGTGCTGTTGGTGGAGTACCTCCTGAATTAAATTTAGTGTTAGAAATTGCCGCTATTTGTGCTGCTCCTGTAATAGCTGAGAATGCAGAGAATGGTAGACCAAATGTAACTGGTGATGCTGCTACTGACTTACTTATTGCACTAGCAGTTGAGATTATAACTTCAGATATCTTAAGAGCTTTCTCTCTGTTAAATGCTTTCTTTCTAATCTCATTCTGAGCACCTTCATTACCTTCTAACTTCTTAATTCTTTCTTCATCATTAGCATTGAGCAATCCATTCAATGCACTCATTGTCTCTTTAAATGCTCTAGCTATCTCAATTACTTTGTCAATATTTGAGATTATTTTTTTAACTCTTTCGTCATCTATTTTCTTTTGTTCTTCAGCAATAGCTTTGTCATTAGCTACTTTTTCTTTACCATACTTTAAATTGATTTCATTAAT